CGTCAGCAGCACAAGCAGATGCTAACAACAAAGCTCAAACACAGGCTAATAACATGACTTGCAAGACCGATTGCTATACTCTGGAGTTTATAAACGGATCTAATCATGCTGTTGGAACATTTGATTGTTATACAAATAGATCAGATGTTTTAGGTATAAAAAGTCAGGATAGTCAAGGAAATACTGTTGATATATCTAAATCAGGAGATCCTGAATGGCTTAGATTTACCATAGTTCCTGTTGGTGGTGGTATTCCTTTGCCAGAAGGTTATCAAGGCAGTACACATTTAGCTACAGCATCTGTTACAGATAATGGAAGTGGATCTCATAGGGATGCTGGTGTAACTATAACCCAGAGTGTATCAGGTAAGACAATTACTTATGCAGCAGGTCAAAATCCAGGTATAAAAATAACAGGTACTGTTAAAGTTTTAAGCCAGCCTGATGTAAATCATTTTAAATATCTTTACGATTTATATACACCAGTAGCAATGAATCGTGATATATACTTTGGCATTTCATATATAAGTGGTGGATATTGTCAGGTGTCTGCTTACGTCAAATTACCTTATGGTCAAACATCCATAAATGGAACTATAACAGGATGGAGAGAAGCAAATATGGAATTTGGTAGAATGTTTTTCTATACTTCTACAGAAGTGCCAAAAGATGGAAATTGCGGATATGATCAAACCGAAGCTTGTTGGGATATAAGCGGGGTTAAAAAAGTGTAATTATCAATTTATTTTTAACAAAAAAGAGTAGGAAGTTAATCCTACTCTTTTTGTTTATAATATATTACTATACATATTTTATAGCAATCTGTCCACAGTCATAATAACTATCCGAAGTATCAGCCCAAACTATCGTAGTACTTCCAGATTTTATTTTTATAGTATTAACTCCTGTGTAATTTGAACCACTCACATTGCGATACCATGAACTTCCAGCCGATAATGTGTCTTGGAATTCTCTAGCTCTTTCTGAAGAACTAAATGCTGCTATAGTTATAGTGTCTGTAGTAGGAGAAGATGATTTTAAATCATATACAATATTAGAAGATCCTCCAGATGGTGATCTAGTTATATATATGTTTCCACTAATACAATTAGTAGCAGTAGTACATCCCTCCTGAGTGAATTTAATAACTATTGATTTACCAGAATCACTCTGATACAATATAATAATAATGTCTCTAGATGAACCTGTGTCATTTTTAGTAAATGTAAAAGTATTTGTATGAGTATTGTTTCCACTAGAATCAACCACTTTACTTACTTTTACCCAACTAGGTAATGCACTAGTCATGGTGTAATCAACTTTGTTATTAACACTTCCATTATGATATGATTTTACACTATACTGAAAATCTCCTCCGTTACATGGAATGCTTTTCGTTAAAGTTTGTTCACCTGTAGACCACGTAAATGTATAGCAATCGGTCTTGCAAGTCATGTTATTAGCCTGTGTTTGAGCTTTGTTGTTAGCATCTGCTTGTGCTGCTGACG